CGGGCGGCTTTCAGGTGCACCGCTGCGTTGGTGGTGTCCACCCCGGCAGCACTCTCGGCCAGATACCGCTTCTTCCATTTGCGCACGTTCCGCTCCCGGGCCCGCTGCATCTGGTTGATCTCGTACTGGGTGTACAGTTTGCCGTTGTACTCGATGTTCCGGGCGTTCAGCTCCTGCAGGCTCTCCTCCGTCCAGGTTGGCGGGTCGCCCAGCTCGGGGAACACGGCAAAGAAAGTGTGACGGCAGTTCCAGCCGCACAGCCCAGCGCCGGTTCCGTAGCCGGTGGCCTGCTCAAAGTCCGGGTAATGCTTGCCCAGGTAGTCCACAGCCCCGCCCCGATGGAAGCGCCGACCCTGCCACTCGGCGTGACTGGGGCGGGCACCACCGTGGGCGCTGGTCTCCACGAACTCCACGTTCATTTCGTCCATGCGGGCTTCCTGCAGCTTCCCGGCGGTCTGGTTGACACCGGTGAGCACTGCCCGGCGGGCAGCCACTTCCAGCGTGTCGGTGTGGCCGCTGGGGTAGGTGATCTCCGGCATATCGTCTGCAAGGCTGTCCACAGCCTGCTTGACGGCCGTTTTGTAGTCAAAGGCGCCGGTGCTCACCTTGCCCCACGCCACGTCCAAGGTGCGCTCAAAGGCCCCGGAGACGGTGTTGGCCGTTGTGGCGGTCAGGTTCCGCCAGGTGCCGCAGGTCTGCCGGGCACCGGCGGTGAGCAGATTGTTCAGGGCGGCGCTCTCTTCAAAGGGCGTCGGGTCCAGCCCGTAGTGGTAATAGATCGCGTCCTCCCGCTCCATGGCTTCCGTGGCAGCTTCCTTGAGCAGGCGGCGGATGGTCGCCTCGCTCTTGCCGCTGTACCTGGCCAGCAGCTTGACCACGTTCTCCCGCACCGCCTCGGTCTGCTGGTAGCGCCACAACTGCCAGTTGGCCGTCTCGGTGAGGGTGCCCATTTTGCCGATGCGCCGGGCGACATCCTGTAAGATCTCATCCTCGACCTGCTGCGCCAGCTGCACAAAGGCATCCGGCATGGCATCGAGGTAGCTCGGCGGCAGCATCAGGCACCTCCGAAGGTGAGCTGCTCATCGGTCTGGCTGTCAGCCTTGGCCTCTGCCGCCCACTGGTGGGCCTCGTCCTCGCTCAGACCATACCG